ATTACTACATTATCTGTAGTATTTTTTAATTTATTTTCTAAACTGGCAATCCAAATATCATCATTAAATGCTTTACGACAGACTTCAGTGCCCCAATACTGTAATACCCACCTTGGGGTAAGATTAGGCATGTTTAAACGACTAGCCCACCATGGATCCACTTGCTCGCGCCATTCTCTACTTTGCTTGGTCCTGCCTTCTAGCATATCCCTGTCCCAACCAAATACAGCTGAAACAGCATCTTTCAATGAATTAGCAAAACTGTCACGTTTAAATTCATGAAAATTTACTAGATAATCTGCTATAGTATCCTTGCCGCTGCCAATAAAACCACAAATACCAATTATCACAAGTAACTCCTTTTTGTAATAATAAAGTAATTTAACAAATAAGTCAAATATTAATTAGCCAATGACAAAATAATACCCTTCTCTTGCACCGCCAATAAACATGTCAAGGTCTTTTTCTAACTTCTCAACTTCTTCTTTACCAGCTGATTTTAAGTCGGTTCCATTCAATCCACCTGCACCACCAGGGCCCGCTATTTGACCAAACTTACTACGTGCTTCACCTAAAATTACCTTGCATGTGGCCAGTGTATAGTCTTTGAACCATTGGGCTGCATAGGTGTCTTTGAGTAAGTGATCATCTGGTCTATAATTATATCCTCTGATTAAAATTTGCTCACCTTCACCATATGGACGTTGTAATATTCTTAATGTATGAGTAGTTGGGATCCATTGAAACTCAATAAAAGCACCAAACATTCTACCTACTAATTTTTGATATCCTGCAAACATTTCATATGTGGCTATACCACCTAACATGGTACTGTTCAACAAATATGTGTTCGTATATGCTAAATTAAATGGTTCAAAATTTGTGCCACCACTACCGCCCGCTGTTCTTGATCCAATGGTTCTACGATAAACACTACGTACTTCCACTATTTCTTTTGGAAGAATATAATCATTAGTGTCTAGTTTAAATTCTAAAAAGTAATAACCTTCTTCTACGCTATTGCTACTACGTTGTCTAAACTTGGCAAGAGCTTTATTTAGAGCTGTTTCATAATGGATTGGGTCTAATTCCACATCTACCATGCCATCACCCAACATGGCTTTACAATATCTGTAAACGTTTTCTCTTTCTTGAACAATAGTAGTATCTGGTGCCATATTAGTTCTCCCTGTATATTTAGCAGCTGATAAATATCATATGCCTAGACTCAGCCTTTACCGTCCAGAACGTGGAAACGATTATAAATTCATAGATCGTCAGATCAGTGAAATGTTCGCCATTGGCGGTACTGATTTCTACCTACACAAATATTTAGGAGTAAAAAGTTCAGCAGAAAATGCCAGTGCTGCTACTCCTTTTTATACCAAAGATGGTGTCAATCCCACTTATGATCCCACTCAAATACAAGATTTACTCCTATTAGAAAATAGAGATAGAAAATATGACCCCAGTATCTATAAGATTAGAGGGCATTACAATGTACAAAACTTAGACTTTAATCTCAGCCAATTTGGCCTATTCATTGATAATGACACAGTGTTTGCCACAGTACATATTAACGATTGGATACAGACCATAGGCCGTAAACCAATCAGTGGCGATGTAGTTGAAATGCCTCACCTAAAAGATGAATTTGCCCTAAACGATTATAACATTGCTTTACCAAGATATTTTGTTATCGAGGACGTTAGCAGAGCCAGTGAAGGGTATAGCATAACTTGGTGGCCACATTTATATAGATTAAAGCTTAAGAAAATTACAGACTCTCAACAGTTTGCCGACATACTGGATCAACCTATTGCTGATGCTAATGGTGATCCTACAAATCAAACCTTACGTAGTGTATTAAGTACCAAAGGTAGAGAATTAGAAATCAATGATGCTATCATAACACAGGCCGAAGCAGATACTCCGTTAAGTGGATATGAAACTAGACAATTCTATACCCTAGCAGTGGATCCTACCAACGGTAATCCCATACTAGAAACCGTTGACGATAATATGACTCCGCCAGATGCTAGCAGTATGGGACTCGACGCTAGTAGAATTCATGGTCGTGCTGTTAGAAGTGGATATGTAGGATATTTGTTAGGCGATGGATTTCCACCTAATGGCTATGATTTTGGTCATGGTGTAACTTTTCCAGCTAATCCATACCTCAATGATTATTATTTAAGGACTGATTTTGCTCCAAATAGATTGTTTAGATATGACGGTGTTCGTTGGATCAAGGTGGAAGATGCAGTACGTCACAAACTGACCAATACTGACGATCGTACAACTCAAAAAACTGGCTTTATCAATAATAATAATGTGAACATTATTAATGGCAAAACGGTTCCAGAAAGACAGGCATTGAGCAAGGCACTTAAACCAAAGGCAGATTTTTAATGCAGTTCTTCTACGACGGGCAAATAAGACGATACCTAATTCAAACTATAAGATTACTCAGTAATTTTGTTGTAAAATATGGCGATGGCACCTTAGCGAGAGTGCCTGTTATGTATGGCGACGAAGATCGTCAAGTTGGCAATATTATTAGACAAAACAGTGAAAATAAAATTAACAGCATGCCAAGAATTGCTGTATATATTAGTAACCTTGAAATGGAAAAAGATCGCCTAGCTGATGCAACTTTTGTGGGCAAAATGCATATAAGGGAACGTGATATAGAATACAATCCAGAAACAGATCGTGATGAATATACCAGTACCGAGGGTACTAATTATACCATAGAAAGAATCATGCCTACCCCTTACAAACTCACAGTAAAGGCAGACATTTGGACATCAAGTACTGAACAGAAATTACAAATTTTAGAACAAATGCTGATGCTGTTCAATCCCAGTCTTGAAATACAGACTAATGATAATTATGTGGATTGGACCAGTTTAAGTGTGATCTATATGGATAGCATAAATTTTAGTAGTCGATCAATTCCAGTAGGAACCGATAGCCCAATAGATATTGCTAATATGACCCTAAGCATGCCTATATGGATTAGTCCCCCAAGTAAAGTTAAACGATTGGGTGTTATTGAAAGTATTTCCATGGGCATGTTCAGTCAGATAGGCAAGGGTAGTGGTGGATATATTGATGGGCTAGGGGTAGATGATGGCGGTCTAACTCCTACGCAATTGAATAATGTAGGTGCTGCTGCTACAGTCATAGACAATTACAATATTATTGTCTACGGAGGTCAGGCTAGAATATTTTATCCAGATGCTAGCGGTTCACATATAAATGATTTAATTAATGTTGAAATAAATTCAGAACAACAAGTCAACTGGAACTTGTTATTTGACAAGCATCTTGGCAAATGGGACTCTAGAACTAGCAAAATATTCCTAATTCAACCTAATGGCACCGAGGTTATTGGAACTATTGCCATTAATCCCTTAGATCCTACTATATTAAATATAGAATGGATCACAGACACTTACCCAAGCAACACAGATATCCTCAGTGAATATAGACCCAATAGCCCGGGCACATTTGACGCCATTATTGATCCAAAAACCAAAGGTCCTAATAGTGGATTACCAGCATCCACCGTAGGAACTAGATATTTGATCATTGATAATATTGGTGGCGGGATAAGAGAAACACTTATTGCCGAAAATTCCAGCAATAGAATAGATACTACCGTAGATTATAATAAGGTTTTAAGAACAGAAGTTTATATTAATAATCAACCTGTAGGGTTTGATGTTTTAAACATTGACGGTAAACTGGTAATTAGATTAATCAATTCAGCACAAATAGATGATAGCATAACTTACGAATTATTTGTTAATAAATCTGGGCCTAGTGCTTGGCAAAACAACGACGGCAGTGATTTTATAGCTAACACTAACGATATTATTGAATGGACTGGCACAAAATGGCGTGTAATTTTTGACAACACAGTATCAAAAAATGTCATACGTTATCTAACAAACATATATACAAATGTTCAATACAAATGGAACGGGGTTGGTTGGGTTAAGAGTTTTGAAGGCGAATATCTCAAAGGATACTGGCGTATATTGTTATGAAAGACAAAATTGTTTGTAGTGGTGCATTATTTTATGCTAGAGATACTGGGCGTGTTCTACTACTACAAAAAGCCAATGGCAAACATCGTGGCACTTGGAGTTTAGTTGGCGGCACTAATGATGCCGGAGAAAATGCTTGGCAAGGATTAATGCGTGAAATAAACGAAGAATTAGGATTTATTCCAGAAATTCTAAAATCAATCCCATTAGAAACATTTGTTAGCAACGATAGCGTATTTAATTTTCATACATATCTCTGCTTAGTTGACGATGAATTCATACCAACAATCAGTGAGGAACATGCAGGATGGGCATGGACCACAATCGATCTAGCCCCAAAGCCATTACATCAAGGATTACGCAGCAGTTTTAATAATCGTGTTATTAGGACTAAACTACAAACAGTATTTGATGTAATGGACTTAATTTAGAATCCCAAATACTTACTTCTGATAAATTCTAAATCATAACGCTGTTCATTTAGCTGATGCGGCTTGCCTTCCCATGGCTCAAATGAAGGCCAACAAGTACGCCAATACTCACCCCATTTATCAGTCAAATAATCAATATTTAAATCACGTGCAGCATCAACTTTTTGTTGAAATTCTGGATCACGACGTCTTGTATTACCACCATAAAAATGATATTGAGTTTTATCACCAGCACCATGATAATAATTAGCATCCAATCCTAAAATTTTCTTAATTGGTTTATGTACAAGACGCATAATATAATCATCATCTTCACTGTATGCTGGATACATATTTTCATCAAACAATCCATACTGCTTTACCACAGTATCTCTGATTAAAAATAAATCCCAACTACCCACACTGAAGTCGCCGCCATTAGCATGAATCATACCAACTTCTGAGTCATTGCTTATTTTATGATGCATTTCAGCCAACAACCCTGGGCCAAAACTAACATCATCATTTACAATAACCCAATATGGTGCCATCATATAACTTTTAATAATTAAATTCCAAGAGAATGACACGCCCATATTAGCTGGCATGTGACATACATGGATTTTTTTAATATATCTATGCTTGATCTTGGCTAGATTATCAAGATCCTCTGTAATTTCACCTTTGCCATTATTATTAACAATGAAGAAATTCTCTACGGGAAAATCCACACTGGCTAATAATCTAGAAACCCAATATGTATCAAAAACTACTGCTGTGCCTATTACTGGAATCATTATTAACCTCTACCTGATAAAACGTAATCTTCACCTTTCTTAACTTTGTCATTGATAACAATCATCTTGTTTAATATATCCTTATCAATATATTCAGCACACACCCACCAGTCCTCATAGTTGCGCCATTCATCTGGAGCAATGTCATTGACTACTAGAGTATATCCCTTAGATTTTAAAAACTCTCTCGATAATTCTCTTAAATCTTTTCTATCTGTGTTATAGTGATCATGCTCAAAGGTAATAACTTTGAATTTATATTCGTCAAAAGGAATCTTTTTTAAGATTTCAAAAGTCACTTCAGCTGGGTCACAATCTAATTGAAGATAATCTACAGCTGGACCTAAATTCATTTCTCTAATAATTTTAGCATAATCAATTTCTAGTGCATTTTTAATTAGGAAAGGAGTACTTCTTTCTGTACTAACTTGACGTTCATCTAAGTCAATACTGATACCTCGCCAATTAAATTGCTTTTCTAATAATGCAGTATTGTTTCCATAAAAAGGTCTGCCAGCACCAATTTCAATAAATGTGCCATCCCTTTTTCCATTAAGCATACTTAAAACAAACATGTCTTGGTATGCTTCACTATAGTTTGTTTCGATAGTTTCTGAACCTGGGAAATTGTGTCTTAATTTATGATGTTTAGAAGGTTCAAAATTATCAAAAGGTATTTCCACATAATTGCTCATGTATTTTAAATTATTATAGATGATCTTTTTATAATCCTCTGAAAGTTCTTTTGAACGCATTAGTTCTTTAAACAAACTACGAGACTCATCACACAATCCACAATGCCAACTGCTTAGAGCTTTTTGAAATCTAATAGCATCTCGACCTGGATAACCTATATCTGTTCTTAACCCAGAATTAATATCATCAGCAACGCTTTCACCGATGCTAGCTGCTGTATAACATTCATTCCAATGTCCATCTTCTGGCTTTCTTTCATAAAATCTACTGAGATGATAGTAGGCTTCAGGACGCTTTGGCTGCAACGCCACTGCATGGAGTAATAGACCTTTTACGGTAAAGTTCCTAGATCCTTGTCTTTCAAAACATAATGCTGCTCTAAGTAAGCATTCATATCTTAACAGTTCATCATTAGTGCGTTCAGCTGTTCTTAAAAAGAAACTGACCGCACTAGCTGATTGACCTAACAAATCATACTCTAAACCTATGGCAAAATTGCGTTCAGGATCTGTTGGATCTTTAATATATTCTAATAAGTGAGATTGAATTTTGTCTGCTTCAAGCATAATGATCTATATCCAGTATATTTAAATGTGCGATGTCTACATTACCTAAAAAATGATAGTTATTAGTTAGGATAAGGTGTAAAATACGTTCGCCAAAAAAGTCATAAAACCTAACTTGCTGATTTCTGTTGTATATTTCAGGAAGAAAACTAGCATAATTAGCGTGAAATTCAAATAGTATTGTGAAAAGAACTTCACAAATACGATTAAAAGTGTTAAAATCTGCTGTAAACATATGAAATGGTATGAGATATTTGTAATTTCTTAACCCATCAATCATATTAACAGTAACGGGAATTCGTCGATCCCCTGCTAAACCATATAATAATTGCCAACCTAAATTATTATGGCAATGACTAAAGTGATCATAGACATTATCCACATAAGGAGC